AAAACCGGCATGTACTGTGTCAATCAATACGCTCCCAATAAGCCCGAGGGCTTTGGTGATGCGACCATTCAGCATATTCAGAATGATCCGTTAACCGCCCACCAATTCATTTTCTCCACCAATAATACCCACACTGCGGCAAAAATAGCTTATCGCCTGCGCTCTTATGGTCAATGGCGGGAATGGATTGATATCGTCACCAATCGCAGCCAGGCATTGACCCCCATCGGCATCCCACTGCCCTACCCAGGCACCACGCCGCCGCAAGGTTATTTAAAATGTAACGGCGCAGCATTTTATCCCTACCGTTACCCCACGCTGGCAACCTTATATCCGACCCATAAATTGCCCGATTTGCGCGGTGAGTTTATTCGTGGATTTGATGACGGACGCGGCATTGATGCAAATCGCACCCTGTTAAGCGCACAAACCGACGCGTTGCAAAATATCACCGGCGGTATCAATGGGGTATCAGAGAGCATGGGCAGCGCACCTGAAAGCCACTTCAGCGGCGCATTTGGCAAAAGCCCCGCCATTGGCAACGACAATACCCCGCACCATACCGACATCACCCATTGCGGCAGCTTTGATTTTGACGCCTCCCGCGTGGTGCGCACCGCCGCCGAAACCCGGCCACGCAACATCTCATTTTGCTATATTTTGAGGGCAATCTAATGAAATATAACTTTACCGTTCAACCGGCCATCTTGGATGACCATCAACTCGCCAGCCAGGCGGGATGGATAACGCTTTATCACTATGATGCGGAGAGTCTGGAATATGCCAGTGCAGGCATGGAATACTTACCGCTCGGCGTCGGCTTACCGGCTCACTCGGTGGCTGATGCGCCCATCATTCAACCTAAAACCGGCATGGCATTGGTCAGGGATTTAACTGCTAACCAGTGGGTGACAGTGGCAGACCATCGCCATCAAACGGTGTATGACATTGAAACCAAATATGAATCCATCATTTTTGCACTGGGGCCNGCAATATCTCCTCGCCAGCCACAATTTATTTGATCTTAGCGATACCAAAGCGGCGCGGGCTAACTTGCAATTAGGCTCTGCGGCCACCAGAAATGTCGGTAATGCTCAAGATGAACTCATGCAGGTCGGGGCCTTTGGCTGGGGTGGCAACTGCATTATGGCCTCGGCGGGCATCAATGCGCTGACAAAAACCGGCATGTACTGTGTCAATCAATACGCTCCAGATAAACCCGAGGGCTTTGGTGATGCGACCATTCAGCATATTCAAAATGACTCATTAACCGCCCACCAATTCATTTTCTCCACCAACAATACCCACACTGCGGCAAAAATAGCTTATCGCCTGCGCTCTTATGGTCAATGGCGGGAATGGATAGATATCGTCACCAGTCGCAGCCAGGCATTGACCCCCATCGGCATCCCGCTGCCCTACCCAGGCACCACGCCACCGGCAGGATATTTAAAATGCAACGGCGCAGCATTCTATGCCAACGACTATCCCGCGCTGGCGGCCTTATATCCAGACAAAAAATTACCCGATTTGCGTGGCGAATTTATTCGTGGATTTGATGACGGACGCGGCATTGATGCAAATCGCACCCTGTTAAGCGCACAAACCGACGCGCTGCAAAATATCACCGGCGGTATCAATGGGGTATCAGAAAGCATGGGCAGTGCACCTGAAAGCAATTTCAGCGGCGCTTTCGCGAAAACTGATTCTGTCGGCAATGACAATACCCCGCACCATACCGACATCACCCATTGCGGCAGCTTTGATTTTGACGCCTCGCGCGTGGTGCGCACCGCCACCGAAACCCGACCACGCAACATCTCATTTTGCTATATTTTGAGGGCTAGCTAATGAAATATAACTTTACCGTTCAACCTGCCATCTTGGATGACCATCAACTCGCCAATCAGGCGGGATGGATAACGCTTTATCACTATGATGCGGAGAGTCTGGAATATGCCAGTGCAGGCATGGAATACTTACCGCTCGGCGTCGGCTTACCGGCTCACTCGGTGGCTGATGCGCCCATCATTCAACCTAAAACCGGCATGGCATTGGTCAGGGATTTAACTGCTAACCAGTGGGTGACAGTGGCAGACCATCGCCATCAAACGGTGTATGACATTGAAACCAAATATGAATCCATCATTTTTGCACTGGGGCCAATCCCCAAAAATAAAACACTGATTCAGCCAATGCATGAATTTGATATATGGACAGGAACCGCCTGGGAAATCGATCAACAGGCATTAAAAGCCCGCCATATTACCGCCGCCGTCCAACAAAAAAACGCGCTGATAAAGCAGGTTTCGGAGCACATCAACATCCTACTCGACGCCATCGCAATGGATAATCAACAGACTGATATTCAGCAATTGGCGGCACTCAAACATTACCGCGTCGCGTTAATGCGCATTGACCCCAACACCGCGCCAGAGATTGACTGGCCGGAGTTGCCGCAATAAGGGTTGATTTTAATGGGGGAAATATTTGTCTTAAAGTGAGGTTGAGGCATTGTTTGGGATGATGCCCGTGGTTACAGTTGGCGGGATATTTGTCAGTGTATTGTCTACTGAATCAGTCGCTTTATTGACGATGATTTTTTAATTTCTTGTATCCCAAGGGCTACAGTTATCGCCATAAACTGAATTATTGTGTCTCCGGGGCTACAAAAGATGACTCTCTATCGTTTGAAAATATCGCCCGTTGTCTAATCCTGTTAGACAACGGGTCGAAAAACCAAACCAGCATGGCTTAATGGATTGCAGATGTCTTTTTTAGAGAGACTTAAATAGCTAAAATGAATCAATAAAAATTTCACAATTTATATATCAATGCGTCCTCTTAAATTTCATTTCTTTACTTACACTCATGCCATATAGCATTGCTCTACAGCTAGGCGTTGTGTATACTTTAATCAGAATTTATATATAGAGGAGGCTCAACATGTCACAGGGCACCATTTTTACAAACAATCGTACACAAAATGTACGTTTACCGGTGGATATGCGCTTTCCAGAGAATGTTAAATCAGTGACTGTGAGAGCTGTAGGGAATGAGCGTATCTTGTCACCCGTTGAAAACTCTTGGGATAGCTTTTTCTTCAGTAGTCCGCGTGTTTCAGACGATTTTCTGACCGAACGCGCAGAACAGCATCAATCAGAGCGTGAGTTATTTTAATGCATAAGTACATGCTCGATACGAATATCGTTATATATGTCATTAAACGCCGGCCTATAGAAGTGTTAGGTCGGTTTAACGCTAATGCGGGCAGAATGGTTATTTCTTCCATCACACTTGCTGAGTTATTGCATGGCGTAGAGAAAAGCGCGGCACCTGAACGCAATTTAAGTGTTGTAGAGGATTTTGTTTCACGTCTTACTGTATTGGATTATGACGATAAAGCCGCAATTCACTATGGTTCTATACGTGCGAGTCTGGAGCAAAAAGGCACACCCATCGGTGTTAATGATTTGCATATCGCAGGTCATGCCAGAAGCACCGGATTGATATTAGTGACCAATAATCGCAAAGAATTTGATCGTGTGCCTGGACTGATTGTCGACAACTGGCTAGGAGAATAATTCGAATTAGAAGGATTGTGGTTACCATCAGCCACAAAAATAGTACGTCGAAATTATTGATGGTAATGACCGCTGTAATTGCAATGCCCTGAAAGTGCGGGAACACCGTCAGGGCATCTAACCACACCATTATACGAGGTAATGCTATGGCTGACGATAATAGTAACATACGTGCATATTCAAAGCTCTACACCTTCCTTAACGCCCGCTCGAACACATTACTGGCCGAAATTTCTCCGTTGCGCCTGATCTCCGTTTTGGCTCCCACTGAATGTGAAGCCCGCAATCTGCTGGCCGGTTTCTCGCTGGTGTTTGTTTCTTGCAAACCACAGGAGAAGCGCCATGTTGCCTGATACCAATAGACTTTATCCCACTTTGACTGAGGTGTTCGGTAAGCTGGATATGTCACACCTGAGTGCTGATGACACGCTGGAACTGGCAAACAGTAGCGAGGAATGTTACGCCGGATTACTGCATGGGCTGAATTTTATCGGGGATACTTTTGTTACCTTTGCCGATAACGATGTGTTGGATTTCTCAGCAGAAAGTTTGTGCCAGTTAGGTCATTGCCTGGCATCAATCAGTATCCTGTTACCCGCCCTCACTCAATTGCAAGCATCGGCCAGCACCAAGCTCACTAACAACGAGTTGACCGAGCAACAAACCTCACCGCTTCCGCTAATATTGTCCTTAGCGGAAGCGCGATAAACATCTCTTAATTGCACCTGTAACTCGTTATTTTAACGAGAAAAAATGTTTGTCCTAAAATGATGCTGGCTAATTGCTCGACAGAATCTCATCGGGTTATAGTCACACCGCAGCGGTAAAATCCTTTACCGAATTTGGCAGTCCGGCATACACCAAAGCGCATGGCGTAAATACGGTTACATTGTTAATAAGCAAGAAATGGTGAGCTGGGCGGGGGCATCGTAAGGTGCGCCGGTTTTTGGGTGACTGGTCTGTCAACCCCATCCAGCTCAGCACCTATCCTATAGAGATGAAAATCTCAAGATGGCGATCTAAATCCCGCCTACCAGGAAACGAACATTATTTATTCAACGGCCAGATGGGTGACCCAATAACTCGTCGTCGAACAAGGAAGCACTGGTGAAAATTGCAGAAGCACTTGAGCTAGAAGGCTATCTGAAAGGATACATTGAAAGCTATCAGGAAAGTCAGCGGGAAACGATACTGAAAATTGCCCGGTCTCTACTGGCCGAAGGTGTTAATCGCACTCTGGTAAAGGAAGTCACTGGCCTACGTGATGAAGACCTGACGCAATAACGCGTTAACCCCCATTCTAACGGGCGATGTTGTGTTAGACGTTGCCTTATTTCTGCCAGTTTTTCGCACCCTATTTATTCCGCTCTGTGATTGTTTTTTCTCTCTTATTCATATCGATAACTCATTATTTTAAATAGAAAAAATGTTTATCCTAAAGTGGTGCGGAGTGATTGCTCACACTGATCCCCATGACTATTATCGCCCGATGAAAACGACCCCTACACCCCATGATGCACTTTTTAAGAATTTTATGACCCAGCCCGCGACGGCCTGTGACCTGCTGGAGTTCCATTTACCGCCTGAATTGCGGCAACTTTGTGACCTGAGCACCTTACGGCTGGAATCTGGCAGTTTTATTGAAAACAACCTGCGCGCTTGCTATTCGGACGTGCTCTACTCGCTCAAAACGACTGCGGGGGACGGTTATGTTTACGCCCTCATTGAACATCAAAGTTCCCCTGATAAACATATGGCTTTTCGCATGATGCGCTACGCTATTGCCGCCATGCAGAGCCACCTGGAAGCGGGGAACGACCAGTTGCCGCTGGTCATTCCCATGTTGTTCTATCATGGCATGGTCACGCCGTATCCGTATCCCATGAGCTGGCTGCATGCCTTTAACCAACCCGCACTCGCCGGGAGGTTGTACAGTCGTGACTTCCCGCTGATCGATGTGACGGTAATCCCCGATAACGAAATCATGACCCATCGACGCATTGCTCTGCTGGAACTGTTGCAAAAACATATTCGNAGAGTCTGGAATATGCCAGTGCAGGCATGGAATACTTACCGCTCGGCGTCGGCTTACCGGCTCACTCGGTGGCTGATGCGCCCATCATTCAACCTAAAACCGGCATGGCATTGGTCAGGGATTTAACTGCTAACCAGTGGGTGACAGTGGCAGACCATCGCCATCAAGCGGTGTATGACATTGAAACAAAAAATGAATCTATCATTTTTGCACTGGGGCCAATCCCCAAAAATAAAACACTGATTCATCCAATGCATGAGTTTGATATATGGACAGGGACCGCCTGGGAAGTCGATCAACAGGCATTAAAAGCCCGCCATATTGCCGCCGCAAGCCAACAGAAAACCGCACTGATAATATCAGGTATCAGATCACATCAACATCCTACTCGACGCTATCGCAATGGATAATCAACAGACTGATATTCAGCAATTGGCGGCGTTAAAACATTACCGCGTCGCGTTAATGCGCATCAACACCAGCGCTGCGCCAGAGATTGACTGGCCGGAGTTGCCGCAATAAGGGTTGATTTTAATGGGGGAAATATTTGTCCAGATGAAGCATTGAAAATATAAGTCACAGATTATATAATCAAGCCATAAGCTACACTTTATAAGGATATGATTGTGTGGATAGTGATTTTGACGCCAAGGTTTGACGCTTGGTTGCAGGAACAAGAAGAAGGGATGCAGGAAAAGGTGTTAGCCGATCTAGCCAATCTTGAAACTTATGGCCCGAAACTGTCGCGTCCCTATGCTGATACAGTAAAAGGTTCTCAGCACAAGAATATGAAGGAGCTGCGGGTACAATATTCTGGTCGTCCGGTTCGCGCATTTTTTGCTTTTGATCCTAAGCGTCAGGCAATCGTATTGTGTGCCGGTGATAAAAGTAATGATAAGCGGTTTTACGAAACGATGATCCGCATTGCTGACGAAGAATTTAGTGCACATTTAGCCGTAATTGAGGAACAGAAATGAAAACATTACGTGATGCTATAGCCGCTCGTTCGCCTGAGAGTCAGAAGCGAATTAAAGAAATGGCCGATGAAATGATTCTGGAAACTGGATTACAGATGATGCGGGAAGAATTGCAACTTTCGCAAAAATCTCTGGCTAAAACGATGGGTGTTAGCCAGCCAGCGATAACTCAAATAGAACAACGAGGTAACGACGTTAAACTCGCAACACTCAAACGTTATATTGAAGCGATGGGGGGAAAACTGAGCCTAACAGTAGAGCTACCCGATGGAGGCGGACGTATATTCCATATTTGATCGGACACATTAGAAATTCTGTGCCAGAACTGGCACAACGCCATCCTATGGCTTAAATATCCCACCATTGTCGCCATACTCTCCTTAAGCAACGGAGAGTTATCATATGTGCAATTCCCCGCGATAACTGCTTATTTTTACAGAAAAAATGCTTGTCCTAAAGCGGGTTCGGCTGCGCTGGCATATCCGGAGCTTTAAACAGCGTTTTGATGGCACTTACATCCGTATCTTGCTGCGCATTCCATAGGTCATAACCTGACTGCATCGCCAGCCAGTGGCGAGCGGTACCAATTCCAGCGGCTTCGAGCTTTACGGCCATTTCAGGGCTGATCGCTGATTCTCCACGCATAACACGTGAAAGGGTAGACGGGGCAACGCCCAGTGCGCGCGCTGCGGCGTTAATCGATAGCGCCAAATCTTCCAGAGACTCAGCGATGATGCCGCCAGGGTGTGGGGGGTTAAACATAGTCATCAGTGGTAATCCTCTAAATCTAAAATATATGCGTCGCCGTCCTTAAATTCGAACGTGACCCGCCAGTTTGCCCGCACGGTGATTGAATATGTTCCTTTACGGTTCCCTGTCAGGGGGTGGAGCTTATAGTGAGAAAAGGCGGCGATTTCATCCAACGTTTCTGAGCTATCAATCACATAAAGTCGTTGCCGTATCCGCTCCACATCCTTCTTGTCGCTTAAAACCCCTTTTGGGTTGCCTGTCATGAAAAACTGTTGTAATCCCTTATGTTTCCACGTTTTTATCACTGCTCTTTCCCTGCGTTATTGCGCGCTGTGCAATGCTATACTAATACAGTGTTGCGCGGCGCGCAATGGACAATAAAAACTCAGCACTGGCGGGAAGGCCGTACAAATTGCATGAGCATCCAGACAACGTAAGGATAAAGAAAATAGTCAGTGTCTGTCATAGATTGAAGGAGAGTACACATTCTGGCCCCCTGATCTGGGGTAATATTCTCACCACGATAACCCCCTATTTTTACAGAAAAAATGTTTGTCCTAAAGTGATGCTGGCTGATTGCACGGCAGAACGTCGCTGGGCTATAGTCACGCCGCAGCGGCAAAATCCGCTGTCGGGTTTGGAACCCCGGAATTCATTGAAACGCACGGCCGTAGATTCGGCTATTATGTGCGGGCACAGTGACACCTGTAATTAGTAAGCAATGGTGAGCTGGGCGGGGGCATCGCAAGATGCGCCGGGTTCTTCGATGACCGGTAGTTCCAACCTCGCTCAGTTCACCACCCATAAAGAGATTGGAACCTCAAGGTGGTGATAATTTTCCCCATCGAAGATGGTAGTCATCATGGATCTGACGACTCAATCCCTGTCATTATTGACCTGCACTATCGTTACTATTCCCACGCCTGTTTCTTCATCTGTCCCTCTGCTGCCGGAGGTGCGCTATGTACGATGACACCCCCTGCGAAGTAGAAGAGCTTATCGACCATTGTCGTGCGTTGATTTACGCCATCGTCACGCTGGAATCACGGGAAGTGAAAGAAATACTCAACTTTGTCTTACAACAGCAAATAGACCTGTTACATAACACTTATCAGCAAGATCTCAACGAGCTTCTAGTGACCGCTTAACAACACTGCGCCTAAGGCATCGTGAGGTGCCTTTTCTGTCATGAAATATGAGTCAATAAATGGATTGCAATCCTTACCATGTAAGACTAAAATTAACTCAACCTCATTTAGGTTATGTCAAGGATGACAAAATAATGGATTTTTTGCAGTTTATTGAAACCCCGTTTTTTTCCAAACAACGGGAGATTTTATTGACCGAAGATGAGTTCAGGGAGTTTCAGCAAGAATTGTTGTTAAACCCATCTTCAGGAGCATTAATTGTGGGTACTGGCGGTGTACGAAAAGTAAGATTTGCCATCGGCCAGAAAGGAAAAAGTGGTGGTGTTCGCGTCATTTATTACTATCAGGAACCGCAAGGTAGGATATGGCTTTTTACTGTCTACCCCAAAAATCAAAAAGATACGCTGACTAATAGTGAAAAACAGCAATTCAAAGATGTGATAATGCAAATCAAAGGGAGTGTGTTATGAGTGATTTTTTCAATGATTTAATGACATCCACGAAGCAGGCCGTTGCTATTAGTCATGGTGAATTAGATGCAGGCCGAGTGACTCAGGTTGCTATCCCTGATGTAAAAGAAATCAGAAAAAAAACAGGGTATAAACAAAAAGACTTTGCACAACTTGTTGGAGTGAGTCCATCGTTGGTTGAGGCATGGGAACAACATAGGAGAATTCCATCAGGCAGCTCACTTAAGCTATTGATAATGATTGACAAGCATCCCTCCCTCATTAATGAGCTTTCAGGTATTTAGCCGCTCTCGCAAGACCTCTTATAATCTGTAGTTGTGCCACAACTGGCACAACGCTATCCCGCTGCTTAAACACTTAATCCCTGCCACCATATTCTCTCCCAACCAACGGAGAGTGACCTCATGGGCGATTACCATCACGGCGTCCGCATTGTTGAAATCAATGACGGCATCCGCATTATTTCCACTGTTTCTACCGCCGTTGTCGGTATGGTCTGCATTGGCGATGATGCCGATACAGCCCTATTCCCCCTCAACAGACCGGTGCTGATTACTGATCTGGTCGCCGCAGCCGGTAAGGCGGGCAAAAAAGGCACACTGGCGGCATCGTTGTTAGCAATCGCTGAACAGGCGCGACCGGTCACCATTGTGGTGCGTATAGCTAGCGGCAGTAACGAGGCTGGAACCGCGACCAACATTATCGGTGGGGTTGACCAAAACGGCCGCTATACCGGTATGAAAGCGCTGTTAGATGCACAGTCTGTTACCGGTGTGCGCCCGCGTATTCTTGGTGTGCCAGGACTGGACAGTCTGCATGTTTCGACCGCTCTGGCAGGTATCTGTCAGCAGTTACGCGCCTTTGGTTATATCAGCGCCTATGGCTGCAAAACCAGCAAGGAAGCGTTGAAATATCGCGAAAATTTCAGTCAGCGCGAACTGATGCTGATCTGGCCGGATTTTCTGAGCTGGAACACCTCCACCAACCGCAGCAGCGTAGCTTATGCCACCGCTCGCGCCCTCGGCTTGCGTGCCAAAATCGACCAACAACAGGGTTGGCATAAAACCCTGTCTAACGTCGGGGTGAATGGCGTGACCGGTATCTCGGCCAGCGTCTATTGGGATCTACAGACCGTCGGTACGGACGCCGACCTGCTAAACAAAGCCTGCGTGACAACGCTAATCCGCAAAGACGGCTTCAAGTTTTGGGGTTCGCGCACCTGCTCCGATGATCCGCTGTTTGCCTTTGAGAACTACACCCGTACCGCGCAGATTTTGGCTGACACCATGGCCGAGGCTCAGCTCTGGGCGATTGACCGCCCTATCCACCCCACGTTAGTCCGAGACATGATCGGTAGCATCAATGCCAAATTTCGCGAGATGAAATCTGCCGGGCTGATTATCGATGGCAGTTGCTGGTATGACGACAGCACCAACGATAAAGACACCCTGAAAGCGGGCAAGCTGTTTATTGATTACGACTACACACCGGTACCGCCACTGGAAGACCTCACCCTACGCCAGCGCATCACCGATAAGTATCTGGTGAACTTTACTACCTCCATCAACCGCTAAGGAACCCTAGCCTATGGCTCTGCCACGCAAACTGAAATTGATGAATCTGTTTAACGATGGCCGTGATTACATGGGGATAGTCTCTTCCGCCACTCTGCCAAAACTCACGCGCAAGCTGGAGAACTATCGTGGCGGCGGGATGAATGGCGTCGCGCCGATTGATTTGGGTCTGGACGATGAAGCACTGGTGATGGAGTGGTCAATGGGCGGCCTCGATGAGTTGGTGTTGCAGCAATGGGGCGCAGCCAAAGTTGACGCGGTTCCACTGCGTTTTGCCGGAGCCTATCAGCGTGATGATTCCGCTGAGGTGATGGCGGTAGAAGTTGAAATACGAGGTCGTCATAAAGAAATTGATAACGGTGAGGCCAAACAAGGAGAAAACACCGAAAGTAAAATATTCACCCAGTGCACCTATTACAAACTGACCATTGACGGCAAGACAGTGATCGAAATTGACGTGGTTAACCTGATTGAACGGGTTAACGGTGTCGACCTGCTGAAAGCCCAACGCAAGGCCATTGGCCGCTAATTTAATAGGAACAGACATGAAAAATGCTACCGCTAACGAGAATGCCGTCACGCTAGATACCCCGCTCAAACGCGGCGATACCCTGATCACTGAAATCGAAATTATCCGCCCCAACGCCGGAACCCTACGCGGGGTACGGCTAGCCGATGTGGCTAATTCCGATGTCGATGCGCTGATGATAGTGTTGCCCCGCATCACTTATCCCTCACTCACCACCGCAGAGTGCAGCCGCTTAGAGCTACCGGATTTAGTGGCACTGGCCGGTAAGGTGATCAGTTTTTTGTCGCCGAAACAGGAAGCGTAAAGCTCGATCCTACTCTGGAAGTTGACGACCTGATGGCGGACATTGCCGCCATTTTTCACTGGCCGCCCTCGGAGTGTTGGACCATGAGCCTCAGCGAACTGGTGCGCTGGCGTCATAAAGCCTTGCTACGCAGTGGAGCCGTAAACCATGAGTAAAAACTTGCAGCTAAAAGTATTGCTCAAGGCGGTAGACCAAGCCAGCCGCCCGTTTAAAGCCATTCAATCCGCCAGTAAGTCCCTCACCGGCAATATCCGCAACACCCAAAGCAGCATCAAAGCGCTTGATGCGCAGGCAGCAAAAATTGAGGGTTTCCGTAAGGCCAGCGCCCAACTGGCGGTCACCGGACAGGCATTAAAAAAAGCCAAAGCCGATGCCGCGGCATTAGCCATTGCATTGAAAAACACCGAGAAACCCACCGCGCAACAAGTCCGGCTGATGGAGGGTGCCAGACGCGCAGCCACTAACCTGCAAACTCAATACCACGGTTTGCGCCTGTCAGTACAGCGCCAACGCGATGCTCTGGCGGCGAGCGGCATCGCCAGCAAAAATCTGAGCACTGAGCAGCGCCGGTTACGCAACAGTGCCGCCGAAGCTACAGCCGTCCTAACCCGCCAACGGCAAGAGTTGCAACGCCTGAGCCAGAAACAGGAGCAGCTCAACCGTGTCACTCAGCGCTACCAGCAAGGCAAAGCGGCGACTGAAACGGTACGCAATGCCAGTGCCGCCAGTTTTGGTGTGGCAAGCACCGGTCTGTATGGCACGGCAAAACTGATTGCGCCAGGGATCCAGTTCGACAGCCAGATGTCTGGCACTCAGGCAATTTTAGGGCTGGAGAAACACGACGCCAAACTGGCCGCCATTCGTCAACAGGCGCGTGATATCGGCGGTTCAACCGCCTTTTCCCCCACCGACGTAGCACGAACCCAAGACACACTGGCGCGTTCCGGCTATGACGCTGACGCCATACTGGCCGCCACCGAGCCAACAGTAAATCTATCGCTGGCCTCTGGCGTCGATATTGCCCAGGCGGCAGGCATTGTCACCAATATGCAATCGGCGTTTAACCTGCCACTTAACCAGATCAGACGTGTATCTGATGTGATGGCGAAAGGCTTTACCAACTCTAATACCAATCTAACCGAGCTGGGCGAGGCGATGAAATATGTCGCCCCGATAGCCGAGGCCGCAGGAGCCAGTATCGAAGACACTACCGCATTGCTCGGTGTGCTGGCCGATAACGGTATCAAGGGCAGTATGGCCGGTACCGGTACCAGTGCGGTGTTTAGCCGATTACAAGCACCGGTCGGACAAGCACCCGCCGCGCTAGCAGAACTTGAAGTAAACACCCGCGACGGCAAAGGTAACATGCTGCCGGTAGAGAAAATCCTCAAAGATATTGACCGTTCATTTAAAAAGAACCAGTTAGGCACCGCGCAGCAAGCCGAATACCTGAAAGTCATTTTCGGCGAGGAAGCGATGAAAGGCGCAGTGAAACTGGTAGCAGCGGCCGGTGATGGCAAACTGGCTGAGAAGAAAAGCAAATTAATGCAGGCCGATGGCACCGCGCAAGCTATCGCTACGGTCAGAATGGACAACCTCGACGGCGACCTGAAAAAATTCAGCTCATCATGGGCCGATTGGCGTATTGAGATATTTGAGGAGCAAAACGCTGCCCTGCGCCAACTGATCATGACTGCAACCGACTGGCTGGTGAATGTCGCTGCATGGGCTAAGAAAAATTCAGAGCTGGTCGCCACCCTGACCAAAGTGACTGGTGCGGCGTTGTCACTGGTTGCCGGGTTTGGTGCGTTGGGGCTGATTGCATGGCCGGTGATGGCGGGGTTTAACCTGCTGTTGGCCGGGGCTGGCCTGTTGAGCACCGGTTTTTCACTGATGGCTGGAACCATTGCCGCCGCGCTCACGGCGCTGACATGGCCGATAGTGGCAGTAGTTGCGGCCATTGTGGCCGGTGGCCTGCTTATCCGTAAATACTGGGAGCCTATCAGCGCCTTTATTGCTGGTGCGGCCGAGGGTTTTACCACTGCCATGGGGCCAATCAGTGCCGCGTTTGAGCCGCTCAAACCGGTGTTTAACTGGTTTAGTGACAAGGTAAAACTGCTTTCGAACGGGTTCGCTGACCTGATTAAACCCGTTAAAGCTACACAGCAAACCTTAGATGTGGCGACCAACGCAGGCAAGTTATTTGGCAAGGGGCTGGCGGCGGCGCTCAGTCTGCCGATGGATGCGCTGAACACCCTGCGCAGTGGCATTGACTGGGTACTGGAAAAACTCGGCATTATTGATACCCAATCAAATGGACTGGCCGATAACGCCCTGAAAGATAACCCTTATGCGGGCGGATACTCACCCAGTGGCGGCGTGCTGTATGGCGGTTATCAGCCGGTCACCGCCCATACCGGCACCACTATCGTTGATAGCAGTGTCACCACCAACGATATCAAGGTGACTATCCCACCGGGCATGAGCCGACAAGATGCCGAGCGAATGATGCTTGATGCCCTTGCCAGGAACGAACGGAATAAACGCGCCCGCCAACGCGGCCAGATGGAGAATTAAGCATGATGCTATCACTGGGTTTATTTGTCTTTATGCGCCAGACCACGCCTTATCAGAATATGAACCGCAACATTGATTATCGCTGGCCGACCAACAACCGGATAGGCTTGCGTCCCGCAGCACAATTTCTCGGCGTAGACAGTGAAAAAATCACTCTGTCTGGCGTGTTACTGCCGGAACTTACCGGCGGAAAACTTTCGCTATTGGCGCTGGAATTAATGGCCGCACAAGGCAAAGCATGGCCGCTGATTGAGGGCAATGGCACCATTTATGGCATGTTTGTGATCGAGAGCCTGAGTCAGACCGGCACACTGTTTTTTGCCGACGGCAGCGCGCGGCGCATTGAATTCACACTCAAATTGTTGCGGGTCGATGAGTCATTAACCGCGATGTTTGGCGACTTACAACAGCAAGCAGATCAGTTAATGGGCAAGGTGAAGAGGTGTTTATCATGATGACCGGCCAGCCGTTAACGGCTGGAACAGATCTTGTAAGTATCCCGCTTAAACGGCCCATTCACTTTTAGAGATCTTCCGACATACTGATGATGTCACCTGAGGAGAT